ATATAATAGTGTGTTAAATAATAACATAGGAAGAAACGCAGCTCCTACTATAGGAAAAGAAAGTAATCTTAAAAAAGGAGGTATAACAGAAGAGCACACGTATCAAGCAAATAACGCCGCTAAAAGATTTATACAGTTTGCTTACTTAGGTGGTAAAGTATTTGATGATTTTCTAAAATGGACATTTGATAATTACTATCAAATAACCGTAAGAAAAAAAGTAAAAGAATTAAACGAGTCAGATAAGACAGACGAGTTTTTAAACTATACTTACGAGATAGACGGCAAGATGTATAAGTCTAAATCAGAAGAACATCCATTAATTGAAAAAGCACTTGACGAAGCGCTTATATCTGGAGACTTCAGCAAAGTACCTGATAGTAGTATAAGAATGTTCGAGCCAAAACTGCAAGAAGAAATACTAAAAAAAGGACATGATGATATAGCGATTAATGCTAATACAACATCTTTCAAAGGCTCAACACTTGCTGGACATTACAATGTAGAAATTCCAGAAAAGCATTGGAACAATCTCGATATATTAACAGAGCAAAATAGATTAATATATTTACAAGGCATAAAGCAAATCAATAGAGAGGAAGCTTCAAAGCTAATGAATGAATACCTAAATATTAAGCATGGTAATAATTCTAAGTTAGTAAATAAAGTGGGCATTATGGCTAGTAGATCAAACAAGCAAGTAGTAAACAACTTAAACAACTACGACAAAGCTTTAAGGAATGCTAGAAATCCTAATGCTCCCATTAGGGGTATAACTGTATTTGACTTTGATGACACGCTAGCTACTTCAAATAGCCTAGTTGGTGTAACAATGCCTGATGGTGAAACGTTTAAAATCGATGCAACCGAGTTTGCACAGCGTGGCGATGCACTATTAGCGCAAGGTGCCGAATTTGACTTTAGCGACTTCAGCAAAGTGGTTGATGGTAAGCCTGGTCCATTGATTTCTAAACTAGAAAAAGCAATAGAAAAATTTGGAAACAAAGACATATATGTATTAACTGCTAGGCCAGTTAATTCTGCATTAGCAATATATGAATTCTTAAAATCAATTGGCTACGAAATACCGCTAGAAAATATTACTGGCTTACAAAATAGTTCTCCAGAGGCTAAGGCACAATGGATGGTAAATAAAGCAGCTGAGGGTTATAATGACTTTTATTTCGTAGACGACGCTTATAAAAACGTTAAAGCAGTTCAAGACGCTATGAGCGTATTAGATGTTAAATCTAAAGAGCGTATAGCGTATAAAGATAGATTTGAAAAGCTTGATACAGAGTTTAATGATATAATAGAAAATAAAACTGGTATTGCGTCTGAAAAAAAATATAGCGATGCTAAAGCAGAAGTTGTTGGAGTTGATAAAGGTAGATTTAATTTCTTTATATCACCATCTGCCGAAGACTTTGTTGGATTGTTATACTCTACATTAGGCAAAGGCAAACTTGGTGAAAACCAAATGGCTTGGTATAAGAAGAATTTACTTGATCCATATACTAGAGCAATGAACAACATTGCTAGCGAAAGAATGGCGTTAGCTGCTGACTACAAAGCACTTAAGAAACAGTTAGGCGTAGTACCAAATAAACTTAGAAATAAAATTAAAGGAGAAGGTTTTACGCAAGAGCAAGCAGTGCGTATTTATATATGGAACAAACAAGGAATGGATGTGCCTGGATTAAGTAAGACTGATTTAGCTGAAATGACTAAGTATGTACAAAACAATCCAAAGCTACAGGTATTTGCTGATCAGTTAATTGAGATAACTAAAGGCGACGGCTATGCAATGCCATTTGAAAATTGGATGACAGGTAGTATTACCACTGATTTACTAAGTACACTGCAAGTAACTAAGCGTGCTAAGCATTTAGAAGAATGGCAAAGAAATGTAGATGTAATATTCTCTAAGAAAAACTTAAATAAATTAGAAGCAGCATATGGATCTACCTATAGAGGAGCAATAGAAAATATCTTACAAAGAATGAAGACTGGTAAGAATAGAGGTTACGATACTGATTCTCTTACTGGTAGATTCCTTGATTGGATCAATGGTAGTACTGGTGCAATAATGTTCTTTAATACTAGATCTGCTGTACTTCAGACTATATCTGCAGTTAACTTTGTAAACTGGTCTGACAATAATATATTTAAAGCATCGGCAGCATTTGCAAATCAAAAGCAATATTGGAAAGATTTTAAAGAGTTGTTTATGTCAGACTTCTTAAAAGAACGTAGAGATAATCTTACTATTAATATTAATGAGTCTGATATTGCTGAAATGGCAAACAAAGGTGGAGTAAGAGGAGCTATTGGTTATATACTACAAAAAGGATTTTTACCAACACAATTTGCTGACGGATTTGCTATTGCTTCAGGTGGCGCGACGTTCTATAGGAATAGAATTAACACATATATGAAAGAAGGCTTATCTGAAAAAGAAGCAAAAGAAAAAGCATTCAATGACTTCAGAGAGCTAACAGAAGAATCTCAGCAGTCAAGTAGACCTGATAGAATATCTCAACAACAAGCTGGACCACTAGGTAGAATAGTTCTTGCATTTGCTAATACTCCTTCTCAGTACGCTAGAATAATAAAGAAAGCCGCTCTTGATCTTAAGAATAATAGAGGAGACTGGAAAACAAACTTATCAAAGATAATGTATTATAGCGTAATACAGGGTGTTATATTTAACGCACTACAATCTGCATTATTCGCAGCAGACTTTGATGACGAAGAAGAGATGGAAAAGAAAATATTCAAGATGGGAAATAGTATTACCGATGGTATACTAAGAGGTATGGGTGCTCAAGGTGCTATAACAAGTGTTATTAAGAATACCACATTAAAAGCTCTTGAAGAATCAGAAAAGTCTAGACCTAAGTATGATAAAGTTGTTAATGAAATACTAAGAATATCTCCACCAGTGTCTTCTAAAGTTTCTAAGTTGCAGCAAGCAGCTAGAGAGATTGAATGGAACAAGAAAGAAATGAAGAGTATGGGTTGGAGCTTAGAAAACCCAGCATGGATAGCTAGCGCTAATGTATTATCTGCTACAACAAATATACCTGCTGATCGTGTTATAAAGAAAATAAATAATATAACATACGCAACTACACAAGACTTAGAGCTTTATGAAAGATTAGCACTATTAGGTGGTTGGCAAAAGTGGGAGCTTGGCATAAAAGATGACAAGAAGAAAGAAAAAAAAGAAGAAGAAAGAGAAAGTAGATCATCTTCTAGACCAAGCAGTAGAACTAGAGCAACTAGAATAAGGTTAAAATAAAGTAAAAGCAAGTAATTAATATACTATATGAATCCTATCAAATTAGAAGACTTGAACTTAGTCCAGCATCCACTAGACCAAAACCAATACATAGCTCAAGAGCATCCTAAGAAGCAGATTTATCTTCATCATACAGTTGGTGGGGCTGATGGAAAACGTGATATTGATAATTGGAACGCTAACAGAGCAAGAGTAGGTACTGCGGTTTGTATATCAAGAGACGGTACAATTGTCCAAGCATTTTCATCTAAGCATTGGGCATATCATTTAGGATTGAAAGAGTCTGCGTTTGATAGCAAAGGATTACCTTATGTATCTCTAGATAAAGCTAGCATCGGAATTGAGTTATGCTCTTATGGTCCTTTGAAGCTAGACAAAGATGGTATATTTAGAACTGTATACAACAGTGTCGTTGATGAGACTGAAGTTGAAGTATTAGACAAGCCATTTAGAGGTTGGGATAAATACTGGCACAGATACACAGACGCGCAAATAGAAAGTGTACGCAAACTTTTATTATTCTGGGGACATAGATATAATATACCTTTAGAATATAACGAAGATGTTTGGGATGTGACGATGCGAGCATTAATGGCAGAGCCTGGAGTTTATACCCATTGCTCAGTGCGTTACGATAAATCAGATATATATCCAGATCCACGACTGATAGAAATGTGGAAAAATTTATAACAATATGCTAGATAAATCTAAAATGAAATGCAACGTACCGCGTTCTTCTCCAAAAGCTGGTAAGAAGAAAGTAGTTAAAGCTTGCGCTAATGGTAAAGAAAAGATTATCCATTACGGAGCTGAAGGCTATGGCCATAACTACAGCGCCGCTGCAAGAAAAAGTTTTAGAGCTAGACATAAATGTGACGCAGCTAAAGATAAACTAAGCGCAAGATATTGGGCTTGTAAAGATCTATGGGCTGGTAAAGGTGGTAGCACTAAGTCATCACCAAAAAACATTAAAGGAAAATATTAAAATGAAATCTAAAGGATTAGGAGACACAATACAAAAATTCACCAAAGCCACAGGCATTGAGCAGACCGTTAAGTTTATTTCAGAAGGACTTAACATTCCATGCGGATGTCAAGGAAGACAAGAGGCCATGAATAAGTTGTTTCCTTACTCCCACGGAGGAAAACAAGATAACAAGAAAAAATGAAAACGTTTTTAGACGAGATTGGAATAAACATCATGCAAAGTATTGCTGGTTTATTTGGAAGCTTATTGCTATTAGGTAAAGGCGCTGCTGTAAATTGGAAGCAGTCTTTCTTCTCTATTATAGCTGGAGTAGCTAGTGCGAACTATATAACGCCTGTTGTTTCTCACATGTTGAGTATCAGCGAAGTTAAATACGAGAACGGTATTGCGTTTGTGCTAGGCTTTCTTGGATTAAAAGGCGTTGAAGCTGTATCTAAAAAATTTTTAAATAAAGTATAATGGAATTACTACAAGCAGTTAACGAGCTAGCAAAC